GCGTGGCGAGATTGGACAGAGCAACGCGGCTGGTGATATCTTTCGTATTAACGAGCAAACGCTCAATTCAGATATAACAATTGACAGTACAGAGAACGCTTCTTGCACTGGCCCTCTTACGGTGGCGAGTGGGAAGACCCTTACTGTCAATGGCAACTTGACGGTGATATAGATGGCAGGGACATTAACAGTACAGAATATTGAAGGTCCGTCTAGCGGATCTGATGCAAACAAGGTTATCATACCTAGTGGACACACGCTTGATGCTAGTAACGGATTACTTACACCAGCAGATTATGTAATTCAAACTGCTCAAAACTATGCTAGAGGCACTATTACTACATCTAGCACTTCTTATGTATTAACTGGATTAGACATAGATTTTACTCCTAGCTCTACTAGTAGTAAGGTTTTAATAATTGCTGCATTTGATATGGATACATCAGCAGCATCTAGACAGGCTTACGCAACTCTTTATAGAGACTCAACAGAACTTTCTACTATTGGAGATTCAGGAAGTCTTGGGCTTACTAATACTTATGATGCTGGTGACAGGCAAATTTCAGGGCATACTATTCAGTTTTTAGATTCTCCTTCATCAACCTCTCAGTTACACTATGAAGTTTATTTTAAGACTACTGGTGGTTCTGTAGAGTTTTGCTCACAAAACTGTAGACAGGTTATAACAGCAATGGAGATAGCGTAATGAGCATACTCAAAGTCGATACTCTCCAGCCAGCAACAGGAACTAGGGTTTCTTCTGCTGGTCATGTTGTTCACAGTGAAAGACAAACAACATCAACAGATGTAAATGTTACATCAACTTCTTATACAGATGTATGGACAGTAAACTATACACCAAAGCTTACAACTAGCACTGTTATGTTTCAACTTAGTACTAGCATTAGACTTGACCGTAATGGAGGTTATGATAACCGAGGTAATATTCAAATTTTACACAACGGTTCATCAGCTTACTCAATTAATTACTTTGGTGAGTATGATTATGGTAATAGTGGTTCTTGGCAAAAAGTTTCATTTTCTGAAACAACTGAATACAGCAATACAAATGGCTCTCAAATAACTTGGAAATTACAAGTAGCTCAATCTTCCTCTAGTTCTGCTACTAGTGTAAGGTTTGGTGAAGCTACATCTCCTTGTGGGAGTTTATTAATAACGGAGATAGCACCATGAGTTCAGTATTAAAAGTAGATACAATACAGAATACTAGTGGTACTTCTGGTTTAACCATAGACAGTAGTGGTAGAATTAGTAGAAGTGTTACGCCCTACATATATTTGCGTGGTACTGTTGCAGGGGAAGCAACTGCTCATGGTACTGTTGAAACTTATACTGATTGGGCAGTAGAAGGTTCTGCTTTAGGTGGTATGACATGGAATAGTAGCAATGGTAGAATAACTGTTCCAGTAGATGGTATTTATTTGATTGCTGCTAAATTTTATCTTTGGATAAATAATGTGTCTTCTCATGGTGTTATGGTTCAAAAAAACGGTACAACTTTTCAAGAATATTTTACTGATTTTGATGGCCTTGGTGATGGTGGTAGAACAGACCATACCTTATGTATGAGTGAAATCGTTAAATTAGATGCTAATGATTACATTAGTTTTAGTTGTAGCGGAGACATCTATGGTGGGTCTAATCACACAAATTGTCAAATGGTAATGATAGGATAGATAAATGACAACAATTGCAACAGCACTAAATGAATTAGGTATTACGGAGTGGGTTCTTCGTGGTGAACCAACAACAGAAGACGAGTTTAATGAGATGTTCCGAAAGGTAACAGGCTCAGATGACAATGGCTCTGCAATAGAAAGCAGTAACCCAAGTGACTTTGGTGTTACATGGGCGCAAGCATCAGCTAAGAAAACAGAGCTAGTCAACGCCAAGCCAATGGCTGACCTTCGAGCAGAGCGTGACAGACGATTAGCTGAAACAGATTGGATGGCTAACTCTGACGTTACAATGTCTGATGCTTGGAAAACATACAGACAAAACTTGCGTGACGTTCCAGCGCAAAGTGGGGTCACTGGATTAGATAATGTTACTTGGCCTACTAAGCCATCCTAAGGAGTAAGCAATGAGCAGAGCGAGAGATATAGCAGACCTATCATCAGTATCAGCTAGGCTCGATACGGTTGGTGGTAGTAGTGGTGCGCTGAGTAACAGAAATCTTTTAATTAATGGGGCAATGCAAGTTTATCAACGAGGGGCTGGAACTTACACCAATAATAATATTGCTTTAGATAGATGGAAATTTGGTCTTGTTAACACAGATAATGCTGCTGGAACAATTACTCAGGTAGCTGATGCACCATCTGGTTTTGTAACCAGCTTAAAACTTACAACCACTACAGCAGAAAGCGCATGGGCAACAGATGAATACTCTCATTTATCTCAATTAATAGAGGCTCAAAATTTACAAAGAATAGGTTGGGGAACTTCTTCAGCTAAACCTTTAACTTTGTCTTTTTATGTCAAGTCTAGTGTAACTGGAACTTTTGCAGTAGGTATTTATAAAGCAGATAATCAAGCAGTAATATCAAATAAAACCTACACAATAAGTAGTGCTAATACTTGGGAATATAAAACAGTTACGTTTACAGCTAATACAACTAATGACGCTATAAATAATGACAATGGTATTGGCTTTTATGTAAATTGGCATTTAGCTGCTGGAAGTGGTTTTACTGGTGGAGGGTCGCTAACAGATTGGGCTAATTATGGAAACGATACTTTTTGGGCAAACGGACAAGCAACAAATGTTTTATACACAACTAACAATTCAACGTGGCAGTTAACTGGATGCCAATTAGAAGTAGGTGACACTGCTACGGACTTCGAGCATCGAAGCTTTGGGGATGAGCTTGCACGATGCGAAAGGTATTATTACAAAGAAAATTATACAACGGCTGGACCGTTTGCTACTCAATACGAAGCTGGTCACAAATTTGTGCATTTATTTCATCCAACAACAATGAGAGCAGTTCCTACTTCAACAGTTTCTTATGCGGGTGGAACTCAGACAGAGTACAATTCAACTAATAAACATTTTAAATCGTATATTTCTTCTGCTCCTACTGACGCAACACAACGATATTTAACAGCTTACCAAGCAGATGCGGAGTTATAAATGTTAGTTACAAGCGCACAACATAATGAGTTTAACGGTCAGGACACTGGCTGTGTTACAGCAACTATAGACGGTGTTGAAATGAGCGTTCCAAAAGACCCAGCTAATCGACACTACGCAGCCATCCTTGCGTGGGCAGAAGAAGACGGCAACGAGATTCAAGCGGCTGAGTAATGGATGGTCTACCAAAAGTAAGCATAGGCATAATCGGGGTAGTGATACTTCAGATTGGTGGCTTTATTTGGTGGACTGCACAACAGGCATCAACAATATCTAATCTTGAATCTACTGTTTCTCAGCTATCAGCACAGTCAGAGGTGCAAGATAAAGTCAATATGCAGCGCGACATACTTGCCAACTCAATGCGTCTTGATGATATTGATGAGGACCTTAGTGATCTTTGGGATGAGACAGAAATGATTTGGGAAGATCTTAGCGGCATGGCTGATCACATGATGCAGATTATTAAGTTACAATCTCGTATTGCAATACTAGAAAAGACTGTAGAGTTTACCCGTAAAGATGGTATGTAAACATGGTCGACCCCATAACAATTCTTAGCGGAATCAAGTTAGGTCTTCAAACTGGCAAATCCGTAGCTGCTCTTAGTAAACAGATTGGGCAATTCTTTGACGCAACTGACCACGCTAAGAAAACGCTACAGAAGAAGGGTGTATCTGGCAAAAGTACAAATGCTACAGCGTTGGATCGTTGGGCGAAACTACGTCAGGCTGCGGAAGCTGAAGAAGAACTCAAAGAATGGATAACTCAGACGTATGGCAGATCAAAATACTTGGAACTTCTAAAGATTAGGAGAGAGGTTTTGGCAGAGAAGCGTGAGGCAGAGGCTCAGGCGAGGCGTGAGGCTATAGAACGGCAAGAGATGATGGTCACCATAGCTGGGATCGTTGTGCTTCTCCTGTTCTCTGCTGTGGGGGCTACGGCCTATCTGCATTATATGGGGTGGTTAGATGTTAGGGATTATCTGCCATGATGTATGCATTAGTTTGGTTTCACTTTGTTCGAACAGATCATTTGCAGTATTATTTGTTAGATACTTACACTGATAAAGAGATTTGTTTAGTTGAAAGAGATAAGGCTGGAGTGTTAGTTACCTCGAATGATATGATTTTAGAATGTATTTTATTAGATGAGGATAGTCGAGGTAAAGAGGAATAGGTTTGTTGTGTATACAGACGATGGTAAATTGGTTATACAAACAAGCAGTAGTAAAATAGCAAAAAGGTTTTGTGATGGCTTCTACGATAATTGATGACTATAAAATTTTTCCTAGGTTGATGATGTTAGTAGTTACAATTCTTACTTATCAAGCGGTGCATTGGTATATGTCTTTGCCACCAGACTTCCCTAACATTACGCAAGCTGCTGGTTTAGTATCTGTTTGCATGGGGGCATTGACTGGTTGTTTTGGTATTTGGATGAATAAAGAAGCTAAAACAGATAGGAGTGCATCATGATTGGAATACTTCAAAGCGTTGCTGGTTTAGCTACAACTTACATTGATAGTAAGGCAAAGGTCAAAGCTGCTGAAGCTGAAACCAAAATGAAAATCGCAACAGGTGAAATTAGTTGGGAGCAAGCGGCAATTGAGGCTAGTGCTGATAGCTGGAAAGATGAGGCTTGGACTCTATGTTTTATAGCTATTGTTTTAGGATCATTTGTTCCTTGGCTTCAGCCTTATATGAAACAGGGATTTGAAAATCTTCAAGCTGCACCGCAATGGTTTAGCTGGGCAATGTATGCTTCAATAGCTGCAAGCTTTGGTATCCGTACAATGAAAGGATTAAAGAAATGAGTTTTAAATTAGGCAAAGGAAGTTTAGCAAAACTTGAAGGTGTTGATGAGCGCATGGTTGCAATAGTTAAATATGCAATTGGTGTTAGCAAACAGGACTTTTCTTGTATCTGTGGTTTAAGAACTATTGAAGAACAGAGAGCATTGGTTGCTAAAGGTGCTTCAAAAACTATGAAGTCAAAGCATTTAGATGGTCATGCTGTGGATCTGATGGCTTATTTAAAAGGCGTTGGTGATCGCTGGGAATTAAAGCTTTATGATGAAATAGCTGATGCAATGAAGTTAGCAGCTAAAGATCTTGGTATCCCTGTGAGGTGGGGAGCAGCTTGGCACATCAATAATATTGCTGAGTATGATGGCACAATGGAAGATGCTTTGAATGATTACTGTGACCTTCGAAGATCGCAAGGTAAGCGTCCGTTTATAGACGCACCTCACTTTGAGTTAAGAGTTTAAGAAGCTTTAATCTTTTGTACAGTGCTGTAGCTAACACCACACATAACTGCTGTTGATCTTATATCCCAGCCTCTGCCTAAGAAGTATTTAATATCTCCGATCTCTTGTTCTGAGAGTTTGTCATTGCGCCAGCCTTTGCCTTGAGTTCTTGTAATACCTCTTGGCGTTGTTGGTTCTGGTGTATGAATAACTTTGCTATTAGTTTTTAGCTTTGAGTTGCAGATCTTTGCATCTGCTTTCATTCTTTCAAGTGGTGTCATTTTATACCTCAAAAAAAAGACGCACCTAAAGAGGTGCGCCAAGGTGAACGAGGACAGTGTGAGCAGTAATAGGCAATAATTCTGCGTCCTCGGAGAACTGATCCCACATTAGAATGGAATCACATCATTTGGCAAGGCTTTACCTTCGGATATTTTTAGACTGATAAAATGTTTATCACTGTCTTTAGCTTTCTTTCTCCATCCAGCAATGCGTAGCTTATCATTATCATCGAGTGGGCCAGAATAATCTGGTGCTTGTTCGTTACCTTTCTTGTCATTCTCAAATAGTATTGCCATCTTTGAATATACTTCGATAACTTTTCTGCCATCTTTAGTTACATTCTGTACGCATACAATTTTGTGTGCTTTAGAATCTACATCTAAATTACCCTGCAAGATCATGGTCTGCGTTGGGAATGGTGGAAAGGCTGCGCCTGAGTTTGTATTGTCGTATTCTTCTGCCATTGTTGGCCTCCTTATAAAAGTAGATCCTGTCGCGGATCATTGGGTGCAAATTTAATATCTATTAATTGGTAGTCTCTGCCGCCTGTTTTTGATTTAAAAATTTTGGAAGAGGGTTTGAGGTTCTCAAGTTGTTGTCGTGAGAGGATCATGGTTTTGTCTCCGTAAATGAGCCTCAGGCCGTCCGCTTTGATCGCGGCCTGATGCTCATAGGTGCGGATGGAAAGGTATTCACCCTTCCAAAGTTTGGTTACTTTTTTAGTAAGCATTACCACCTACCTACTGGTTCTTTAGATTTGTTAGCATCTTGAGCATATTTATTACCATCCATCTTACCTAAGAAGATGTTAGCATCACAGCCAATATGCGATAATGCTTTAGTTAACCCATCTGTTATTGCCATCTTGGGGGCATCTTCAGCAATGCGTCCCTTCGAAGAGTCAAAGAACTTTCGACAGCCAGTGAATGCACCGAAAGAATAATGACGTTCTGTATGCCAGACAGTAACATGAGCTAGCACTGCTGAGTCACCGTTAGACATTTGCACAACTTCGGTTGTACTTTCCCAACCCCAGCCAGCACCAATAGGCCCAAACTGTTCAGTCATTTTTCTAATCTGATACTGAGGATCAATAGCTGTAAATGATCTAGCACCAAATGACACAGGCTTGATGTACTCAGGATCTGTATCTGCTAACTCATTCCATATTTCTAAGTTACTCATTGTTGTTCTCCTTATTATGTTTGACGTAAAATTTGCAGAGTTCAATAACTACTGAAGCATCTCCCATTCTGCGTTTACGTTTGGTTTGAAGTTCTCTTTTTATTGCTTTAAACATTGTGACTACATCATCTGATGTTATTGCAAATATGATTTTATTTTTTGACATTATTAGTAATTACTATTCTTAGTGCGCCTCGCTTGTCTCTTCTGACTGACAATTGATCACAATAAACTTCACGTTCGCTGGGCAAGACCATAGCTTTGAGGTCTTTCTTTGCATTCTCGAATACTCGGTTATGTTCATAACCTTGTATATATGTAACTGCCGCATCGACGAATTGATTATCTTGTGTTGCATCTCTCATCACCATCTGATCTACTTCAATATTGTTTTGACTAATTGTTGGTACGTTGACATCTTCAGGTGGCTTGTCAGCTTCAACGTATGACCAGAAGTCAGAAACAACAGTCCACATTTTGTTGAAGTATTCATTGCTGCACTTGATATTACGCGCTTCCCATTTGCTATTACCAAATATTACAGACAAGTATGCGCTGTCTGCATCAGCAAGCTTTGCGTACAATTGTATCTGTGGCATATAGCGTTCGATAATATCATTCATTGAATTGAATGCGTTGGTGTGCTTGGCTTCAACAGGCACTAATCCATAAGCCGCATCAATCGTTCCTCGAGCTGGCACTCTGCCAATCTGTTGCTCGATCTCCCATTGATGTTTACCAAGTGTGCATTGGTATTGTTTTTCAAACCATTGAAGGTTGAAGTCTTCAGTGAATGTGCCTAGCTGCACTGCAAGATTGTCTGACAAATCATCTGGCTTTCTTCGATCAGTTTTGATTTCCCATAGTTCTTGCCACTCGCCTTGCATAATCTTGACGCAATCCGAGCCGCCAATAAATCCTCTGCGATCCATTTAGTTCTCCTTTTTCTTGAAGTCTATTGCATATACGCAATGTGTTCAAGTATATTTTTCAAAGTCTTTTTCTGTAAGACCGTGGTCTCTGATAAGTATTTCTTTGTTCTTACCTTTGAGCCAGTTCTCACCAACAACTTCGCCATTCTTGATTCTGGTAGCATGAATAGCTTCGCTGTCTATGAAGTATCCTTTGCGTAATACTTCTCGTTGTAGTGTTGGCGATTGTGCAACCCGACCTACGTTTGCTTCCCATACGGCAGCGTCAACTGCTGTCTTTATTTTCTTTGCCATCTTTATTCTCCATTAGTTGTTCAAATGTTTCGCCACTCATTATGACTAGCGTTTGCGGAGTTCCCCTCCGTCTTTTGTAGAAGGCAATGTCTCTGCCTTCGAGGACTGCGAATGGACTAGGGAAGTTAGACTTATCTCTGTACTTTACTTCTCCCACCAGTTCGTGTCCGTTGAGTTCGAGTTTGATGTCGCCCGAATACTCGCCTCCCAAGCTGCCCGAGAGGGGTTGCCTTTTTGCTTTGATGCCTTGTTCTTTGAGCCAGTTGACGAACCACTTTTCGTGGTAAGTTCCTTTGTTTTTGTTACGGTTTGCCATTTGTCTCCCTCATAACAATGTATGCAAATGAACCAGCATTTTTCGTTAGTAGCTTCATGATTGTCTTTAAGTATAGCTACAAAATAATCTACTTTATTCTGACACGACAGACAGGTTATTCGTTTGCTTTTTTTTCGTGACATCTATCTGGTATCCCAATGCATCAAGCCAGCATATCAACATAAATCCAGAGGGTATTCTCTTGTGGCATTCCCATTTGTGTATAAGCGAAGAAGTGCATCCAATTTTATTGGCTAATAATTCTTGGCTTAAACCTACTTCTGATCGAGCTACGACTAACTCTTTGATCAGTTTCTCGTAGTCGTTGGGAATACTCACGACCTTGTTGTATCTGGTATAACTCTTCGATTGCATTGAAGATCCTCAATGCCGTATCATATTTCAATTCAGTCTTATTATTCTTTGTTCTCCAATATGTAGTATGACACGCCCCTGCTTTGTCAAAGGCGTCTTCTAGTTTTATGTTTGCTTTGTAAGCTTTGTCACTTACTAATTGTAGATACGACTTCATGATTGCACTTATGCAACCAGATCCTCCTTAGTGTCAAGATCTTTCATATTCCAGCCGAGACCACAGCAATGAGGGCAAGGCACGTTTATCTTTTTGAATGTAAATTCTTCACGACCTGTGAAGTATCCTTCGCCATCGCAATGGCTGCACGTTTCGTATTCCATTTAGTTCTCCATTATTATTTTAGTGGGGCTGTTCCCGAACCAACCGCCCCTTGTTGGTTAGCAAAATTATTTAATTGATCAGTTTAAATAATCCCTCGGTGAGAGTTCCCAACACACGCTCTCTGATCATGCCAATTAGGGGGAAAGGTACACCCTTGTTGGAATGTCTGTCTGTTTGGAGACTGCATCACAATCAGACAGAATTAGTAACTAAAGATTTCCAATGATTTGATGTCATTGCTTTAGCAATCTCTTGCTCACGATTATGGCGTTGGACATGAGGTGTCCGAGCATCTTGCGTATGCGTTGCCCAGTAAGTAAGGCAATTGTATAACGCCCATTGATTATTGCCGAGTTGTTTCTTTTCATTGTCCCAGATACGCAATAGGTTTTCCATCTGCTTGTTGTTTACAGTATCAACAGACTGTCTAGTAAAACCTTTAGCTACTGTTTTCTTGAAAAATAACTCAACCCAATCATCTGATATTTCGCGCTTCATCCATACTTGCCATTCATCTTTGCGTGTATGGAAATGCTCAGCACCTTTCTGTATCTTTGCAGCAGAGCCATCAACATTAAGAAATGTTGTGTGCTTGTATCTACTACGAGCTACAGCATTAGGTGTTGTGCAACCATTGAGACACCACAAACGCAGTGCATCGAATGACTGATAGAAACTCCAGCTTTGATCGTAGCTGTTAGTAAATACTATTCTAGCTTGAACAATATCACCAACTTGTGGTTCAATTGTAAGATCAGGAAACAATATTTCACCACGCATTTTACGACCATTCTCAAAGACACTAATAGTTGGTTCTTTGTAGTCAGTAGTAATCTTTGATTCTTTTACTGCATCCATGATTGAGTTTACTACATCGTCATGAGGTACAAGTTTGTAGCGTGAGCCATGATGACCAAGCACAGTATTGGTATCTGTTCGAACAACCTGAAATGCGTCAGGCTCTGGATTGCCAGTGACTGCATTAGGTGTTGGCATCATTTCAACTGGAAAGTTCCAGACCTTATTAGGATTTATTGTTGACATCATGTTCATTGCACACCTCTTACCATTTCATTTATTTTTAAGGCTTCTACTTGTAGCTGCTTTGCAAACTCTCTAACAAAATAGTGTTCAGTTTTTTCTAATCTGTTTTTGATTTCTTGATCTTGAAAAAAGTTTGACAGGTCGATGAGATCTCTAACAGGCAATGTCATTGTCACTGGTATACTGTCAGAGTTAATAGTAGTTCTAATTTTCATAATAGTTCTCCGTGTTTATGTATTGCGTATATGCAATACTATTTTAAATTAAAAAACTTTGCAAGCATTAAATTTACAAAGTCTGGGCAATGTCGCATAACATATCCCTGCCCACCCTCGTAGCTACCGCGCAAAAGGGGCGGCACAAGGCCACCCCCAGCGTTCTCCTTAGTTGATATGTTAGTAAGCAGTTTATACACTTGCTTAGGTGTAAGTAGCCACTATGCGGCAGCTACTCGTCTTGCTTCGATAGCTTTCATAGCAGCTTGTTCTTGCTTGCTAAGCTTTCGAGTTGTACTTGGTGTCTTGGGTTCATCATAGTCCTGACCAGTATAGTCTTTGTACCAAGCTTTGTATTGATCAGCAACGTGATCGAAAGCGATAGCTTCAAGCTCGATACGAGGAGCTAAGCGTTCGTACTTATCTTTAGCGTTAAAGTACTCTTTGCTCTGGTTCTCGAGAACTGTTCCATCACTATCACAAGTTACATAAGCCATCATCTCAGCGTGTAGTTTATCGATGTAAGATCTTTTGTTTCGAGCTGCGTAGATCGGAACATTTACTAATGTTCTGGCTACGTCAGTGATGAAGTAGTCGTTAGCAACTTGTCCAGTTACATCATTATGTGTAGTTACAGTATAGTTAGCTAGTTTATCTAGCGTTACATTTATGTTTTCAACTTTAGCCATTTGGTTCTCCTATGTTTAACTAAGCTGCGAAGGATCAACCCTTCGTACCACCCAATATCATAGAGAGGAAACGGCACTTGCCGCTTGAAGTTCGCACACCCCTTTAGCGGGTTGCGAACTTTTTCCTCCTATGATTTGGATCAGTGGTCGAAGGGTGCAATCCGAGCTGCTAGTTCAACATGGGTACGAGCCAAATGCTAAGTTGAGCAAACATCAATGTGCGCTCGATGAACTCGCTGACTATCCTGTCAATACTTCCGTAGCTTGGCAAACCACAACATGTAGTATTCACCGTAGTATGCAGACACAAGTGACGTGACGTAACAGATTGACAGGACTTGCAGTCAGTCCGTAGATGGGGGGGATGATAGGGGGGGCTTCCAAGCCGATAACAAAGTTTACTCATTCCTCATTGCTAAGGTGATGATGATCTTGACTCCAATCGCAGTAGTTAGCTAGTAATCTATTACATCCATAGAAAAGGAATGAGTAATGAACATTACCGTAGCTAAGAAACTGACTGCAAAGCAGACTGCCTTAGTAGACACGTTAGTAGCAAAAGGCTGTAGTATCGGGCAGGCTGCTGAAGCCGCTGGGTATGCCTCTGGCGAGTCTGGAAGAGTTACAGCAACTAAGACGTTGAAGCTTGCTCATGTGCAAAGCTACTTGATGCAGCGCATGAACGAAGAGTTTGGAGTAGCTGCTACACTTGCTGCTGGTACGGTTAAGCGGCTAGCCACGGGAGCCAAGAGCGAATATGTCCAGCTTGAAGCAGCGAAAGATCTGCTAGACAGGGCTGGCTACAAGCCTATCGATCGAAGCCAAGTGCAAGTAGCTGGAGATATTCGTGTTACGATTGATCTAGGATAAACTCTTCCTCATGCGCTAGTAGCTACAAGGGGGTGGGGGAAAAGTTGCTGTAGCTATTACAGAGAAACTCTTCCCCTCACATTATTTCTAAAAAAGGTAATTTGTGCGTTGTCATAAATATTTTTATTGTTATAGGGTTTGATCATGGCACGTTTTAAAAAGAAACCTGAGAAGTACCCACCGAAGGATGATATGTCTTTGGTGAAAGCTGCATTGAAGAGTGAGGGCTATGCCAGCGAAGAAGTATCAGAATCCTAAGGGTGGTTTGAATGCTGCTGGTCGTGCTTACTTTAAGCGCAAGGAGGGGGCTAATTTAAAACCACCAGTAAAGAATAAACCTAAGGCTGGTTCAAAGAGAATGGGTCGCAAGGTTTCATTTGCTGCTCGGTTTGCTGGAATGAAAGGCCCAATGAAAGATAAGAAGGGTAGACCAACGCGCAAGGCTTTAGCATTAAGGGCTTGGGGATTTAGAAGTGTTGAGTCTGCTAGAAACTTTGCAAAGAGACATAGAAAGAAGAAGTGATATGTGTTTTGGTGGTGGTAAGAAAAAAGTAAAGCCCGCTCAAGAAATTTATGAAGAGATGAAGCCTGATTATGGCCCACTTCCTTCTCTTAGCATAGGCGACCCTATTCAGAAAAACAAAATGATGACAGATGTTCCGCTCCCAGAAATGCGTACATCGGGTATGCCTGTTCGTTCATTGCTCAAAGTAAACTATTAGGAGGTTTATATGCCCTACGGTAAAGGTACTTATGGAAGTCAGGTCGGCAGACCTAAAAAGAAAACAATGCTAAAAGGCAAGCAGAAAACATTACCGCCAGCATTAAAGCGTAAGATCCTCAAGGCTAAAATGAAAGACAAATAATTATGGCTGTAAATGAAGCTGGCAACTATACCAAACCTAATATGAGAAAGTCTTTGTTTCGCAGAATAAAAGCAAGGGCTACACATGGAACGGCTGCTGGTCAGTGGTCTGCTCGAAAGGCGCAGCTTCTTGCCAAGGAATATAAAAAGCGTGGAGGAGGATATAAATAATGTCTCTATTTAAAAAAAAACCAATACCTAAAATGACAAAATCAGAATTTCTTGAGGCTGTAGAAAGAATTAGGCAAATGGATGATAAAATCATTGCTGATAGTAATTTAAGACAGACTAGAAAAATGCTTGATAAATTAAAAAAGGCTCTTGAAGTAAAGTGAAGAAGTCACAAAAATCATTGCTTAACTGGGGAAAGCAAAAGTGGCGCACTAAGTCAGGGAAGAAGTCTAGTGAGACAGGTGAACGGTACTTACCTAGCAAGGCTATTGCTGCTCTTAGTTCTGCTGAATATGCAGCTACAACCAGAGCTAAACGAAAGGGTAAGGCTAAGGGTAAGCAGTTTGTGGCTCAACCGAAAGCGATTGCTAGGAAAGTAAAACAATATAGGAGTTAATCATGGGATGGAAGATTTCTAACACTGGGGAGTTATGGGATGGGGGAACTCATCAACTTGGCGGTGAAACATGGACAGGTTCAACAAGAACCTCTGAATCAAAAAGATTAGAGTGGACTAACGAAGTTCCTAAAAAACCAGCTAAAAAGAAACGTGCTAGAGATAACAAAGGCAGACTAAAAGCTGATGACCCTTCTACGCCAGACGTTAATGAGGCTTGGGAACAGTGAGCTTTGTAGATATGCTCAAACCTGAAGAGCTTACTATGCTTCGAAGAATAGTTAAGAAGGTACACTTTCAACACTTCGATGAAAAGCATGGGAAGTCTTTTGTTACTAATAAAATGCTTGATAATGTTATAGATAACATCGGCCCTGATGTTGCAGAGACTATGATAAAGTTTGGAGTTGATAAAGGATTAAGATAATGACAGATGCACCCAGCCAAAGACATAAGTCAAAAATGAAAACACTTATTAGAAAATTAAATAATGATATATCTAATATGGAATTAACAACAGGTGAAATGGCTGCTGGCACAAACCCATATAGAGAAGATTTAAGTAAAAGAAATTGGAAAGATAAAAATTTAACTAGAGAGCAAAATCTTAAAAGAATCCCAGAGTCTTGGAGTAATTTTAATGATGCAAAAGTAATGGCAAGAAGAGTAATTAGAATGCTTAGAGGTAAGCCACTTGCATCAGCCCTTGGTAAAAAAAGAGCAAAACTCCAAGATCATTTGAAAAAAATGGAACAACTTAAAGTTCATAGAGGTCGTTGAATAATAATGACTAAATTTAATGTAAAATATGTTAACTCTTCTGAGTCTTTTGACGCTAGGCAAATAAGAACTCAAATAGCTCAAATAAAAAAAGAACAAGCATTAAGGCAAGAAAGGTTAAATTCTGTACAGAAAATGGGTGACTATGCAAAAAGCAAAGGCGTTTCTTTTTCTTATATGAATAAATTAACTAAACAAAATTTTTCTGATAATCAAAAAAATTTAAAAGCATTAAATAATATTGTTAACACTGACGCATTTAAAAAAGCAGAAACAGCTTCTAAAGCAAGATCAAGTAAAATAAAATTTAGAAATATATCTGGAAGAGGCGGTGGAGGTGGTGGTTTAAAAATGCCGCAAGAATATGCAAAGAAAACTCTTTTTAGAAAAAACTAATGATTAACTTTAAATATAAACCTGATGGAGAGGTGCTGAAATCTTTTATGAAAGACAGCACTTTTTTTCGTGGCATTCGTGGCCCTGTTGGATCTGGTAAGTCTGTTAGCTGTTGCGTTGAAGTATTTAGACGCGCCCTCGAACAGAAAAAAGGTGCAGACGGACTGCGTAAAAGTAGATGGGCTATCATTCGAAACACTAATCCACAGCTAAGAACTACGACTATTAAGACTTGGCTTGACTGGTTTCCTGAATCTGATTGGGGTAGATTTCATTGGTCTGTTCCTTATACCCATCATATTAAAAAAGGGGAGATAGATCTTGAAGTTATATTCTTGGCTCTTGACCGTCCTGAAGACGTTAAAAAACTTCTTTCGCTCGAACTTACGGGTATCTGGATCAACGAAGCGAGAGAGATTCCTAAGTCTATTATTGATGCCTGTACGATGCGTGTTGGCCGTTATCCTTCTATGCGTGATGGTGGCCCTAGTTGGTCTGGCGTTATTGCCGATACCAACGCGCCTGAAGAAGATCATTGGTGGCCCATTATGGCTGGTGAAGTTCCAATCCCAGATCATATTCCTCGTGAGCAAGCTAAGATGCTGGTCAAGCCAGACAATTGGAATTTCTTTACCCAGCCTTCTGGGATGCTCGAAACCAAAGACGAAGAAGGTGAAATCCAAGACTACAAAGAAAACCCCAAAGCGGAAAACCAAAAAAACATCTTAGCTAATTATTATTCAAACCTTATTCGAGGTAAGACTAAAAGCTGGATTGATGTGTATGTTATGAACCGCTTGGGTCATATTCAGGATGGAAAACCAGTATATCCAATGTTTGCTAGTGAAGTACACATAGCTAAAGAGGAAATACCTGTTGCTGCTAATGTTCCTGTGTATGTTGGTATAGACTTTGGTCTTACGCCAGCCGCAGTTCTTGCTCAGAAAGTAAGAGGGCGTTGGTTTGTTCAGTCAGAAATTGTTGCGGTGGACATGGGGATTGTCCGTTTTGCAGAAGTATTAAGACAAGAACTCGCAACAAGATTCTCCGCAGCTTCCGAGGTTATAATTTACGGAGACCCTGCTGGAGACTTTAGAGCGCAAACAGATGAATCGACTCCCTTTCATATTTTGCGCGGTGCTGGCTTGAGGGCATTCCCTGCTCCCTCCAACTCTGTTGACCTAAGACTAGAATCAGTTTCCTCCCAGTTGACGAAGATGGTCGAAGGTAAGCCAGCACTACTTATTGACAGACGTTGCCCTCAACTTATTAAGGGTTTTGAAGGTGGATATGCTTATAAAAGAATGGAGGTATCTGGTGAAAGATACGCAGATAAACCAGATAAAAATATGTTTTCTCACGTTCACGATGCTGCTCAATACCTTTTCCTTGGTGCTGGTGAAGGTAGGGCTTTGATGAATAACCAAAAACCTTTGCGCCCTGTTGTTGCAAAGAGAAGTTTTGATCTATTTGGAAGACCTAAGAAAAAGAGAGCTTTTCAATTTGTGCGTTGATTTTATTTTAACTTTGTGACTAGGAAGAAAAAAAGGAGTTTTATTATGTGTTTTGGTGGAGGCGGTGGCCCAACGCAAGCAGAAGAGCAAGCTGCTGCTGATGATAGATTAGCAGCCGAACAAGCTGAGCGAGATGAAATAGAACGCAGAGCTAAACAAAAACGTAAAGATATATCTGATGCTTTATCTGCAAGTGTTGCTGATGCTGGTGCTAGAGGTGGTGCTGGTAGAAGATCTTTATTTAAAGCAATTCAACAACAGGGTGCTGGTGGCGGTGCTGCTGGATATTTAAATCGGTTTAGCTAATGGATAATATAGCAAAGCATTTTATAGAAAAGTATCGAAAGGCAAAAGCATTTCGTGAGCAATGGGTTTCGCTTTTTGAGGAATGCTATGAGTATGCTTTGCCTCAAAGAGAATCTTTTTACTATGAAGAACACGGTCAACGTAGAGATGAAAAGATTTTTGATGAAACTGCTGTAGTAGGTACTCAAGAGTTTGCAAGTAGATTACAGTCAGGTATTGTTCCAAACTTTGCTCGATGGGCTGACTTTGTTTCTGGCAGTGAAGTAGATCCGCAAGAAAGAGAAGAAGTTGATAATCAGTTAGATGAAGTAACAAATTATGTATTTGAGGTTTTACAAAACTCTAATTTTAGCCAAGAGGTTCATGAATCTTTTATGGACTTGGCTGTTGGGACTGGTATCTTGTGCGTTGAGGAAGGTGATTCATTAAACCCGATAAACTTTTCCGCAATACCCCTACCCCATGTCGTACTCGATACTGGCCCCGACGATAGAATTGATCATGTCTTTCGAGAAAGAAAGAAAGTAAAGTTTGATCATCTTCCTTTAATGTTTCCTAAATCTACCTTTGATTCTAAGGTTACTTCACAAATGGGATCTAACAGAGAGACAACAGTCCTTGAGCTTGTATGCAGAAACTATACAAAACCAAATGTTGAAGCATACTATCACTATGCAATATGTCTAACTACTGAAACAGTTTTACACTCAAAAGAAATGAATGGCGTTGGTTCTAATCCATTTATTTGTTTTCGTTGGTCTAAGTGTGCTGGTGAGGTTTATGGTCGGGGGCCACTTATCAATGCGTTAAGTTCTATCAAAACAACTAACCTTACCATTCAGTTAATACTTGAGAATGCTCAAATGTCTATCTCTGGTATTTATCAAATGGAAGATGATGGCGTTATAAACCCTGACACAATAAATCTCGTTCCAGGGACTATAATTCCTAAAGCTATGGGATCTGCTGGATTGCAACCTATACAAGCTGCTGGTCGTTTTGATGTTGCTCAACTTGTTTTAGGTGATCTTAGATTAAATATTAAACGTGCTTTGTATAATGATATGCTTGGTAATCCTGATAAAACACCAGCTACAGCTACAGAAATAGCTGAACGTATGGCTGACTTATCAAGAAGAATGGGCGCATCTTTTGGTAGATTGCAAGCTGAGCTTGTTCAGCCACTTCTTCAACGCGTAGTTTATATTCTAAAGAAACAAGGGCGTATTGAAATTCCAACAGTTAACGGCAGAGAGATTAAAGTTAGGTCTGTCTCTCCACTGGCTCAAGCTCAATCTAATCAAGATATTTCTGTAGTATCACGCTTTCTCGAGATGATTGGTAATGGTTTTGGTCCAGATATGTTACAGCTTTTAATTGATGGAGAGCAGACCGCTATTTACTTAGCTAAGAAGTTTGGTGTTCCAGAAAGCTTGATTCGAGATGAAGAACAACGTAAACAGATAGCAGAAGCCGCAAGACAATTAGCGGAACAACAGGCAATGCAGCAGGGAATGATGCCAGTTGAGCAACAAGGTTAATATTGGAATAGATGGCATTCAGCGAAAATCTGAGCGTGATGTTGAGATTAGTAAGAATGTTGCACAGATATTTTCTAGCCCCACAGGTCAGGAAGTTCTGAAGTATCTTAGATCTATTACTATTGAAATGGTTAATGGGCCTAATGTTTCTACAGAAGAACTTCGACATATTGAGGGGCAAAGATACTTAGTAGGTTTAATTGAACACCGTATTGCCCATGCAAATAGGAGTAAACAATGAGTGAAGAAGACGCAGCAGTAGAAGCAGCAGCCGAAGATGGTCGTGATTTTGTAACCCAAGAAGATGTTGAAAAGGTAGAGCAAAAGTCTGAAAGACCTGAATGGTTGCCAGAAAAATTTAATACACCAGAAGATCTAGCAAAGTCTTATAGTGAGTTATCTCAAAAACTTGGATCTAAAGATGAAGATATAAGAAATCAGCTTATAGAAGAAATACAAGCAGAAGCTTTTGCTGATAGACCAGAAACTTCTGGTGATTATCAGCTTCCAGATATTATTAATGAAGAAGAAGCTGTTGATAATGAGTTGCTCAGATGGTGGTCAGAGCATTCATTTAACAATGGATTTTCTCAAGAAGAGTTTGAAGAAGGTATAAAAATATACGCTGATTCTGTTTTAGGATCTCAACCTAGCTATGATGAAGAAGTTGCTAAGCTTGGCGATAATGCTGAAGCTAGAATAGATGCTGCATCATTATGGGCTAATAAGTTTTTTCCTGAGTCAGCATTGCCAGCTATAGAAAAAATGTGTGAAAGTCATGAGGGTATTATTGCTCTTGAGACTATGATGACGAGTATGAAGGATGGATCGTTTGCTGGAGATACAGCATCAGCATCTGAGCTTAATGAAGCTGATCTTAGAAAAATGATGGATGATCCAAAGTATTGGAAAGATCGTGACCCACACTTACACAAGCAAGTTGCCGAAGGATTCAAAAGAATCTACAGAGGCTAAAATTTTACAGAGGGGTGAGTATTATCTTACCCCTTTTACTTTAGATCATATTGATGAAGTTATCAGAGGTCTGACAAAAGAGAATGTAAAAGAGCTTGTTTTACTAGGTTACACTGATATTCGAGAAGCTCTTGTAGATATGCACAAAAGCTCAGAGTGCTATCTTTGCAGAAAAAATAATGAAGAATTTATAATGGTTGGTGGTCTTTGGTTTACTGAAGATCAGGAATGGCCTCAGATGTTTGCAATGTTTTCTGATAAAATAAGAGAAAACTTTATTGCTATGGCTAGAGGATCTGTAATGTTTGTTGATTACTTTGACCAATTCCATAGCGGTTTATCTATGACAATTCTTAAAGAATATAAGTTTATTTTAGATTGGGCATCATGGTTAGGGTTTGAAGCGGTTGGTATAATATCTAACAATGAAATCGAATATGTTGATTTTGTGCGTTGCAATCCAAATCAAAAAGATGTTTATGATTGCACATTGCAGCCCGTAATACACTGAAAGGCCCGAAAGGATACCCTTGCTGAAGTGATAAAGCGGACACCTGTTAGTAACCGTAACTTCAATAAGGAACTAATAAATGGCTAACACAATCGACACAGCCTTTATCAAACAGTTCGAAACAGAAGTTCACATGGCGTATCAGCGTATGGGTTCTAAGCTACGGAACACAGTGCGGACTGCTAATGTGACAGGATCAACTGTTAGATTTCAAAAGATTGGTACTGCGGAAGCAACTACTAAATCTCGTAATGGTAATGTAACTCCAATGGAACTTGCACATACCAATGTAGAAGCAACAATGGCTGACTTCTACGCTGCTGAGTACATCGACAAGTTAGATGAACTCAAGATCAACATCAATGAGCGTCAAGCTGTAGCACAATCTGCTGCTGCTGCTCTAGGTCGTAAGACTGATAGCTTGTTAATTACAGCTATGGATGCTGGTGCTAACTCAACTCAAATCCACGATACAAGTTCTGCTGTTGAAAAAGCAGATCTACTGTCTGTATTTGAAACATTTGGAACAGCTAATATTCCTGAGGATGGACAGCGTTATATCGCTATGCACCCAAAAGGTTTTGCTGACCTGTTCTTAATTACAGAGTTTGCATCATCTGACTTCGTTGGTGATCAAAATTTACCTTATGCTGGTGGCATGACAATGAAAGAGTTCTTAGGCTTTAAGATTTTCTCAACGTCTGCTGTGGCTGCTGGTAAGAGTATGTGCTATCACACAACTGCTGTTGGCTTGGGTATCAACTCTGATGTTCAAACTGAAGTCAACTATGTTGCTGAGAAAGTATCTCACCTTGCAACATCTATGATGTCTATGGGTGCTGTTGTTATTGATGACAATGGTATCTATGAACTATTAGATAATAACTAGGAGGGTTAGAATATGGCTTTTGCTTCAAGTGGACTAACTCGTATTGGTGGAGACACTAATGGAAACTTGTGGATGTATACGGCGGCGGATGCAATTGCTGCTGTCAACACGGCTGGTTACTTCAACGATGCAGCTAACATGCTTGCTGTTCGTGATTTAATAATTGTTCGTGATACAAATGCACCAACAACAAGTTTTTGTACTGTTCTTTCCAACACTGGTACTGTTGTTGACGTATCTGATGGTACGGCAGTAGCAGAAACCGATGGCGACTAAGGGGTGGGGGCTTCGGCCCCCAACTTTCTATGCCTGATTTTGCAAACACAGCAATAAAAATTTGCTCTCGAGCATCAATGTTGATTGGTGGAGATCCTATTCAATCATTTACAGACGGAACTACAGAGTCTGATATAGCTGATGCAGTATATGAAGATATTGTTAGGGCTGCTTTAACAAGCAGTCGTTGGCGTTTTGCAACTAAACAATTTCAATTGAATAGGTTAGCAGATGCTCCAATAGGAAGATGGGATGCTACCTATCAATTACCAGCCGATTCACTAATGATTAACGCTTTGACTGTTCAAGATCTTCCAATTGAATATAATATATATGAAGATAAAGTTTATAATAATGCAAACGCTACTGATGAAGTTATTGCAGATTATATTTATCGAGCAAGTGAATCAACGTGGGCACCATACTTTACGCTTGGTGTTCAGTTTTCTGTAGCTTCTGTATTTGCAGTATCATTAGCAAGAGATGCATCTTTATCTGCTGCTATGGATCAACAGGCAAATATACAGTTAATTAAAGCTCGAAGATTAGACTCTCAAGCTCAGACAACTAAGAAGCTTAATACAAAAAGGTTTATCTCTGAAAGGCGAAGCTAATGCAAAAGATTCGCGTTCCGCAAAACAGCTTTCAATTTGGTGAGGTAAGCGACTCTCTCATAATGAGAACTGATACTGGTATCTATACAAGTTCAGCCCAAAAGATTGAAAATATGATTGTAACTGCTGAAGGTAGTGCAAGAAAACGTCAGGGTTTAAAGCATATATATGACTACTCAATAACTTATAGCTCTAGTTATCCAGACCAATCTCATTTGTTTCCATTTATTTTTGATAATAATGAACAGTATATTATTTCTGTTGAGCATCAAAAGGTAAGATGTTTTAGAGTTGTAGATGCTGATACTGTAAGTTTAGTAGCTACATTAACAACAGACGCTGGCGGTGCATCTTTACCCTTTGATAGAGAATACTTACAGCAATATACTGCTGCACAAATGGGTGATGTAATGTTTATCTGTCACCCACTGTTTGCGCCAAGGATACTTACAAGAACAGGTTTAACGTCATTTACAGTAAGCACTTATACATTTGACGAAAGAGCAGATGGAAAGAAAACATATCAACCTTATTCTAAATTTCATGGTGTTGGAGTCACGTTAAATCCTGGGGCTTCTGGTGGTTCTGGAAGTAGTGTTACATTAACAACAAGTTCCGCTTACTTTGATACAACAGGAAGTCAAAGCGGTGGTAATTATCCTAACTCATTACACGTTGGTGTAATAATAAGATATCACGGAAATGAACTTCAGATAACAAGTGTTCAGTCTTCTACACAAGCAATTGGAACTGTTTCAGATGAATTACAGTTAAGACTTGATGTTGCTAATCCACTAAGGACTAGAAACGGAAGCACAACTGTAGAAGTTACTCATATTAATCATGGATATACTGTTGGTGAGGCTCTTGTATTCTCAGGCATGGATACTGTTGGTGGAATAACAGCGACTAACTTAAATGGAACTAGAGCCGTTTTAAGTGTTATTGATGACAATACTTATACGTTTACTGCTGATGCTGCGGCTAATGCATCTGAAGATGGTGGTGGAAATCCACTTATTCAAACTCATGCACCGACAACAACTTTTGATGAACAGTCTTGGTCTGCTAAGAGAGGTTATCCAGCAGCCGTATCATTTCATGAAAATAGATTAGTATTTGCTGGAACAATTGCAGAACCAGATTCTATTTATATGAGTAAGATTGGAGAGTATTTTAATCATGATGTTGGTACTGCACAGGATAATGAGGCTATTCAACTAACAGCTGCAACTGGCGATGTACATGAAATACGTCATTTAGTTTCTAGCCGTGATCTTCAGGTCTTTGCTGGCACTGGTGAGCTTTATGTTCCCACTTATCTTAATCAAGCAATTACGCCAACCAACGCTCAGATCCGTGAGCAAACTCCATATGGCTGTGCATTTGCAACACCTCAATTAATAGATGGAGCAACTGTTTTTTCACAAGCTAGTGGAAGAATAGTTCGAGAGTATTTGTTTACTGATAATGAAGATGCATATGCTTCTACTGCAATATCAACTATTGCTTCTCATTTAATTAATACTCCTAAGTATATGGCTGTTGCTCACAGTGGCTTTGAACAGGCAGACTCTTATATAATTATGAGTATGACTGATGGTGATGCAGCAGTTTTTACATCTAATCGAGCAGAGAAAAGAGCATCTTGGACTGAGTTTACAACAAATGGTCGTTTTGATTCTGTCGTTGCTATAGATGATAGACTGTTTGCAAATATCTATGATGCAAACAATAAGCTAAAGCTTTGTGAGTTTAAGACTGATATTGGTTTAGATTCTTATATCTATGGCGCAATATCTTCTAACTCTATTACTGTTAGTTCTGCATATGCAAACGGTGTTACCGTTGATGTTGTAGCAACAAGTGGTAGTCAGAATGATTATCTTGGTGAGTTTACTGTAGCTTCTGGTGCTGTTGATTTGTCAGCTTTTTCTACTGCTGGATATACGCACGCATATGTTGGTAAGAAATTTACATCAAAGATTATATCAAATCCTATAGATGCATCTGGGGCTGCTGGCCCACTAACAGGAAGTCTTCGAGGAATTACAAATGTTGTTGTAGATATAAAAGATACCAGATCTATAAAGGTAAATACTAAACCTATAAATATTGAAACATCATTTACTGGTAAGAAAGAAGTTAGATTGATTGGATACGATAGAGATCCTAAGGTAACAATAGAACAAGACAATCCGTTATCTATGCAAGTTAATGGATTTATTACGGAGGTAATCATCTAATGGCTTTAGATCCATTTACTTTATTAGCTTTTGGGAGCAAGGTTGTGCAAGCTGGGGCTATGGCTAGTGCTGGTCGGGCGCAGCGTAAGGCTGCTGAATTAGATGCTTTTGCTACTGAAACTGAAAAAAAACGCAGTAAAGTTTCTGCATTGCAGCGACACAATGATAGACTAGAGTTATATCGTAATAATCTTTCAGCAAACTTAGCGTCATTTAGAGGTAGGGATGATGCGTCTGTTAAAGCTTTTTTAGATAGGCAAAAAGAAATAGCACTGCAAGATACATCAAGATCAGATCTTATGGGTATGTTTGAGCAAGCAAAACTTCAACAGCAAGCAACAACAATAAGAGTTGAAGGTAGAGCTAGAGAAAAAGCTGCAAGAATTAAAGCATTTACTACTTTAATGAGCGGTATGATGGAATTTCAAGATACTATGTAGGTAAATCAATGGCTCCTAAAAAAGAAACAAGACAGTTTAAAGTTGGTACAATTGGCGTTGCTCGATCTTCAAGGGCTGGAGCTATAGTTGGTGAGGCATTAGCTGATAGTGCTAATGTAATGTCAAAGATCTTTTACAAACGTGCTGCTGAAAATGCAGAAAGAAGAGGTATTGAGTCAGTAGGTAGATTAACTGATCAAGAAGTTTTAGCTCTTGATCCTGCAACTGGTTTACCTGAAGCATATAAAGCACCAAAAGGTTTTGGTCGCATTGCAAGTAATGCTCGAAGAAAAGCTTTAGCAACTAGATTTGAAACAGAAATAGATGTTGAGCTAAATGAAAAAGCAAAAGAGTTTCGAGTAAAGTATAGAAATAGTCCTGAAGCTTTTAAGAAAGCTATGCTGGATTATACAGCAGAAATGATGAATGTTGAACAAAGTTCAATCTTTACTCAAGCAATAGAAAATAAGGGAACAAATACAGCTAATAATGTTTATGCTGCTTTGCAGCTTGAAGCTCTTGCCGAGCATGACAAAGACATGGCTAACGCTAATGCTTTTGCAAACAAAGAATATTTAATAGGTTTACAGTATGCTTATAAAGTAAATAAAAAAGAACTTATTGATAAATTAACAGCTAAGATAAACGAAAGAAATCAAACTGATTTAGATGCTGAGTATATTAGATCATCTGATCTTCTTCCTCTTCCCAAACTAAAAGAAATAGCAAAGTCTAAAGGTATAATAGAAAGAACTCTTCAAAATTCAAATTTAACCATTAATGAAATAAGACAGTTGTCTTTAGCTGTTGCTTCAGGGGATCATAATTTAATTCCAGATAAAAAAGAATTAGAAGATCTAGTCTGGGTTATTTTTATGAATGACGATAGACCGTCTGTAATGAATGCAATTCAAGAATTTACTTTACCTATTCTTGCAACAGCAGAAAAAAATCAATTATTTCAATCTAGTGTTGAAAGAATTAAAAAAATAACAGAAGCAGCAATAATTAGTCCTCAATATTTACAGTCTGAAATTAGAAATGCTACTGATTCAGAGCTTACTGGTCTTTTAGCAAATATTTCACTCTCATATACAAATAATATGTTTGCAAGAAATAATGCTGTTGGAACTGGAATACCTATAGAAGATGCTAATGCAAATTTACTAAGAGATGAGAAATTTGCTAAAGGTGCTGCTGATGCAGTAATAGGTAAAATAGTAGCTGAAGCAGACTTTGATGATTTTAGAGATATAGAAACTTATCTTGCTGGTCGTAATCCAGAGCTGTTAGCAAAAATAAAAAGTCAAAATCCTAGTGTTGGTAATATGCTCCAATCACTTCTTAAGTTTGAGGATGATTTGGGAATGGATGGGTCTGATTTTACTGGAAAACTTGTAACAGCAATGAATGGAATAACTGATGTAAAAAGACATAATCAGATTAAAGAACAATATAATAACTCTGTATTAATAGAAGATAAGATAAAAAATACTGTAGATATACTTACTGAAGGAAATAATTATACAAATGTAGGTCAAGATTTAATAGACGAAATTAGATCTGCTGATATTAATGATGAACAGCAAAGAGCTTTATTATTACAATTAGATGCAAAGTTTGGTAATGATTTTGTTCGGCAAGTTTATTCTGGAGTAAATAGTGAAGGTTTATTAGCTGCTCTTGATTTTTATGCAAAAAATGGAAAAGAAAGGCCAACAGATACTGGTGTTCCTTCTCCATTATCAGATGCACAAAAAGGTATGCTAGATGCTGCTAGAAAACATTTAGGTCAGGCTGCTCTTAATACAGCTAGTAATACTAAAAAAATATCAATTGGTGAACAGTTAGAAGCCGCAAAAGTAGAAGCTGAAAGAATCGCTACTCTTGAAGGTGCTGTAACAGGTACTACAGAAAATAAAGAAAAAAACAGATTAATAGTTGGAGATTATTTTGAAGGAAATATTCCAGAGGGATATAAAGATCTTGCTGATTTTATTGCTAATCCAAATATACCGTTAACAGAAGAAAACTTTGAAAAGATTCAAAACTTTACAATGGAGCTTCAGAAGTATCACAAAGTTCCACCGCAAGCTATTATTAATGTACTAAAACAAGCAGCTAGTCAGGGAGGATTTGCTAAGCCTAATAGATCTTTAAGTAGAGTATTACGTTTTTATAGAGCTATTGGTAATCCAAAAAATCCTGTGACTGGAGTTAGCTTTCCTTCTTTTGGTTTAGATGCTGCTTTAACTAAAGAAGAAAAAGCTGTTCTTGATGCGCTTGTTATTGCTGAGATGGATATAGATCCAGCACTAGATGATCGAGCAAGAGATGCTGCACTAACAACAGTAGCCAAAGATACTTTAAGAATTATGACCGATGATAACTTTAGGTCTTTATTTTTAAGTTCACTTCCTCTTGATGATGGTACAGCCTCTCCTAATGCTATAGCTTATGTTTATAGAGAATTAAAAATTACTGATACAGAAACTGCTGAAAGAGTAGCTGCTGGTCTACGCGCTGGTTTTGCAACTGCACAAGCAACAGGCGAAACATTTAATCCGCAAAAAATTTCACAAGATGTTCTTAAAGCAACAGCTAAAGAAGATGTAAGGGTAAGAACATTTGGCACAAGTTCAGATCTTTCTCCGTTTGCTTTAGACATTACGACTGAAGGTAATGGCGATGATTTTGCTTTATGGTCTAGGATGGAGCTAGGTAGAGTTCTTAAAAGAGAAGGTGTTGTTACACCAGAAGGCTTTATTGAAGGTAAAGAAATTAGTCAGGTTAACTTTGTTGCTGTTGGATACGATACTCAAACAAAGGGTCAAGCGTATGCTCTAGTAGATGAGAATAATGTTGCTTACCAAATGGAAACAATTGGTGAAGATGGTGAGGCTGTAAATCATGCTGTGTTTGTTTCTACAAAAGACCCTATGTTTATAAAGTATTTAGCAAACAAACAAGAAATTTTAGAAGAAGAAGCAGAAAGAGAAGCTAGAGAAAAGAGTATAAAAAATGCTCAGAAAGAAGAGCCTGTTTCACCAGAAATTATTACAAGAGTAACAAAAGCATCAGAGCAAACACCAGAAGCTAAAACTGTATTCCAGACAATACTAAATGAAGTTTATACTGATGTTAAGAAGTCTCAAAGATATCAACAAGAAAAATATATTGAAGCTTATGAAGCTTTGTTTGAACAAGACCCAACAACATTATCTAATTCAGATAGAAGAAAGTTTGCTGGTCGATTATTAGTTGAACTTAAAAAAGAAGCTAAGAGAAACAACAAAGATATAATGGATGAAGAATATAAATCAATAAGGGATATGCTCTTAGAGTTTCAAAGATAATGGTTACAAATCCTTTCACAATAGACTTTAGTCCTTATTCACCAAGACAAACTGCTGACCGCCCATCTTTTAGGCAAACGCTCGAAGCCACAATAGGATATACTTATGATCCAATAATCGAGCATATTAAAGGACAGCATACTTTTCCTAGAGAAAGACAAGAAGGTTATGATCCATTTGCAGATCTAGGTGATCATCGTTTGTTTGCTATGAATTTACGTCATGCAACTAGCCCAGCACATATGGCTCATTTAAAAAGAGGTATTGATGAGTCAATAGAAAGAAGAAGAATACTAGCTAATTCATCTTTTCTTTCTCAGCTTGGTGCTGGTTTGTTTGACCCATTAAATTTAGTTGCGCTTCCTTTTGGTGGTCCGACTGTTGGTTTTGGTCGAAGTGCATTTCGTGTTGGTATGGGTACTGCTGCTTTGCAAACTGGTGCTGAAGGTTTGTTAATACAACCATTTGATCCAATGCAGACAGCTACAGAAAGTACTTATAACATTATAGGTGCTGGTTTATTTGGTGCTGCTTTTGGTGGTGCTATATCTATTCCAATAACTCGTAGAGCTTCTGCTCTTAGAAAAGTTAGAGATGGTTTAGAGAACTATGGTAAGAGTGTAAGAACTATTGAAAACATTTCTGAGCTTACAGCAGATGAACTTAATAATCTTAATACAGTACCAAGACCTCATGAGCGTTTTAAACCAAGAACAATAACATCAAGAATAAATAAACTATCAGCAAAAGAAGCTGACCTTAATTCTCAGTTACAGCAACAAAAAAAAGGCCAAGGCTCTGCGTTAAATGAAGAGCTTCAAGTTGTTAAACAAGAGCTAGCAAGTTATAAAAAAGAAGCTGCTATTAGAGAGCTACTTGAGCAAGGTTATACACCAGAAAACCTTTGGTCTATTGCTGATAATATGTTTACTGATAGTGTTCTTTATAAATTTGTAAGCACACCTATGAAAAGGGTTCTTCAATCTACAACCGCCCCTTCTTTGGTAAAAGAATACATGGTTAAGTTGGGTGGTGATTCTGGTCTTAAACTTATTGCAAACACATTAGGCGTTGCTAGTCCGTTATCTGTTTATCAAAGAGCTGCTGCTCGTAATGGTGAATGGGTAAGAGCGCATGACTCATTAATTAATTTATTTCGTGAGGATATGAATTTAGCAAATACTGCTGTTATGGATGTTGATGTTGTTCAATCTTATCGAAGTGTTATGAGGCGCGATGATAGTTATGGAAGCTGGTTAAGGGGCATTAATGAAAAGAGAACAACAAGAGCAGAAAAGCTTTCAGAGGTAGAGAAAAGAGCTATTGGTGTTATTGATGACTTTTTTAAAAAAGCTGAACGTGAACTTGAGGATGCTGGTTTAATTGGAACTAAAAAAGGTATTGCTGATGAATTGGCTTATGTCAAAAGAACTATAGAAAGTTTAACTGATGATATTAGCAAAGCTAAAAATGCCAGAATAAAAAGACGATTAGAAGGTAGGGTAAATTTTTTAGGAAGGCAACGAGAAGAGTTAGAGCTTTCATTAGCTGCATTTGATGATACTGCAAAACTTTCTAATGATAAATTTTTGCCGCGTTTTTGGAATGAAGATGCAATTAGAAAAGATAGAAGAAGATTTGAAGAAATACTTAGTAACTGGTATTATAAAAATAATACAATATGGCAATTTAAAAAAGGTAAATGGAAAAAGAAAGTATTGCCTAAAGATGAAACTTCTATAGCTAAACGAGTTAAGAGTACTATAGATAATATTCTTAATGAAGCAGACCCAACTAATGAAGCAAATATTGGTTTTGGTTATGGTCGCTCAAAACATTTTAGACATCGTAAGTTAGATATTCCAAATGAATTGGTTTGGGATTTTATTATGCAAGATCCGCTTGCAATAATGAAAACATATACAGCTAGGGTTGCTCCTAAATTAGAGTTTAGAAGACAGTTTGGTGCTGATTTTGAAGATGTTGTATTTAGGCTTGAGCGCGAAATGATTAATAAAAATATAAGCGAAAAAGAAATGCGAAAGCATATGAGAGATTTTCATATTATGCATGATCGTATTGCTGGTGCTGTTCTTAGAAATCCATCTAAAAATTTTATTTCGGATTTAAGAAATCCATCTGCTATGAGTCAAAGAATTGCTTACGTTATGAAAGAAGCTGCTGCTACTAACTATATGGGATCTGGTTTTGTAGCTGCTATTCCTGAGTTTGGTCGTGTTATTATGGAACATGATGGCAATGTTATGATCAAAGCAATTCAAGCAATTCTTGATAAAGACATTAGAATGAAAAGCGCAAAAGAAGTTAGGCTTTCTGGTGAGGCTATTGATATTCTAAAAGGTAGTGCGTTTGCTCGATTAGTTGATGATATGGCTAATAATGTTGATGCACCTGAGTTTTGGAATAAAGCAAGAAATGCTTTTTATACATTAAATGGTCTTGGCCCAATAACACAGCTAAGTAAAACGCTTGATGGTATTGCTCGAGGTCATACAATTATAGAAAGATCTATTAAGTTAAGTAAAAATAAAGCAACTCCATTTGAAGTAGAATGGTTAGCTAGATATGGCATTGATCAAGCAAAAGCAAAAGAAATAGCTAGAGCACCTTGGCAAGAAACTCAAGGTGGTTTGTATGTTGCTAATACAGATGAGTGGTCAACAAGTTTTTTAATACCTGAAATAGAAGGTAAAACTGTTAAAGTTATTGAATCTAATGAAGATGGTAGTCCAGTAGGTATAAGCAGAGGTGAAAGATATGTCCCTGCTTCTTACAATGCTAAAACAAATACAATTAAATTTGATAGAGAATACATTGAGACTACACAGTTTGATGAAAAAGCATGGCTATCTCCTAAAGTAAAAGGTGTTAAAGCTTTACCTGATATGTTTGAGTCACCAAAAGATTGGTCAAACTTTGTAATGTTGCATGAAATTATGCACACAAGATTTGCAAGAAAACCTAAAGAGACTACTGCACAATATGAAAATAGAATTAATAAATTAGCATTAGAAGAGTACAAACGACAGTCTGTTGTTCAACAGGAAACAGTAGATACATTTAGATCTGCAATGAACTCTGGTGTATTAAATACTATTCTTGCTGCAACCCCAGCAGATAGACCAATAATAAATGATGGCGTTGTTTTTGTGCCTTATCATATTGCTAAAAACTTTGGATACAAAGAAGATAAAACAGTTAAAGGTTATGCTAGAATAGAAAATGGTTTGTTAGCATTACCGTTTCAATTTTATAGCTATACATTTGCCAACGTAAATAAAATGGTTGGGGCTATGGCTCATGGTCAATTGAAGAATAGAGCTATTGGTTTAACAACAATGCTTGGTCTTGGTTATCTATCAGTTAAATTAAGGTACTCTTTATCTGGTGCAGAATTTGCTTGGGAAGATATGTCAGCGCAAGATAGGATTGCTCGAGCATGGGATGCTAGTGGTATTACCGCTTTGTATAGTGATTTGTTTTATCAGTCGATGCATACTTCATTAGCTCTTGGTGGGCCAAATATATCTAATGGTATTCTTGCCCCTAAGTTTCCCCAAGAACCAAATACTATGGATGCAATAACAAATGTTGCTGGTGCTGGCCCATCTATAGCTACTGATATAAGTAGAGGTGTTGTTGATTTTGCTTCTGGTAATTATGGTGAGGGTGCAAAACAGGTAGTTCGTAACTTACCGTTTGCTCGAATGTGGTTTTGGAAAGACGACATGAATGCAATTACAAGAATGTGGGCGCAGTAATTTGTCCTAGTTTATTTGTGCGTTGTACTTTTTTTAATTTTAAGCCAATAAAAGAAAAAAGGATTAATTATGTCTATAGCTTCTTCAGCAAATACTGGTCGGTTACACTTTACCGCAACGGCTGGGCAAACAGCATTTACTGTATCGTTTGAGTTTTTTGATAATTCAGATCTTGATGTGTATGTAAATGATGTACAGAAAACTATTACTACTCATTATACTGTTTCTGGTGGTGATGGCTCAACTGGCACTGTTACATTTGGATCTGGTCTTACACTAAATGATGCAGTTACTATTACTCGAAGAATAGATATAGAAAGAGTTACAGACTTTAGTGCAGGTCAAGCAATCAATCGAGCAGCTTTAAACACACAACTTGACACACTAACAGCTATTGCTAGCGATAATAAAGACAGATCTGAAAGAGGCATACGAGTTCCTGACAGCGAAAATGCTCCAACCTTAACTCTTCCTAGCTTGTCAACGAGGAAAGGCCGAGTCCTTGGTTTTAATGCAACTACTGGTGCAATGGAAAATGGGCCACTCATTGCTGACGTTGAAACTCTAGCTCAAGTTACTGCTGACATTGCTACCTTGGGTGACATCGAAGACGGTACAGATGCAACTGACGCAATACAATCAGTAGCTGCTATTGCCAGCAATGTAACCACAGTAGCTGGTATTGCTAGTAACGTAACTGCTGTGGCTGGTAACGCAACAAATATAAATGCTGTTGCGGCTGACGCTACGGATATAGGTGCAGTAGCTGCTAAAGCTACGCAAATTGGTTTGCTTGGCACTGCTGATGCTATTGCTGATATGAATACTTTAGGCACTGCTCAGATAGTTAGTGATATGAATGATTTAGCACCTATTGCTGCTAACATAACTGCTGTTGCTGACAATACTGCTAACACAAATATTGTAGCAGCTAACATTTCCACAATCTCGCAGAAAGCAACGGTAGACGAGGCGACTGCATTAGCGATAGCTTTAGGAGGCTAATATGGCAAATACGTTTAAATTAGTTACAAGGGATCTTGCGCCAGCCTCTGCTGGTAGTCCTGAAACTATATACACAGTACAAACAGGCAGCACGATTGTAATGCTTGGTTTAACACTAGCTAATGTTCATACCTCTCAGGTTACAGCATCTGTAACTTTAGTAAGTACAACAACGCAAACAGGACAGACGCAGAATACTACAGCACATTTAATTAAAGATGTTGCTATTCCTTCTGGCTCAATGCTTTCGCCGCTTGAAGGAAAAATAAATATGAATGTTGGCGATATTATAAAGGTTGATTGTAGCGTTGCTGATAAGCTTTCAGTTACAATGTCGTACATGGAGATAACCTGATGGGTGGATATATAGGAGCAAGGGCTGGAAGTTTATCAACAACTACTGTTGCTAATGTTCAAGATGTTACAGCTACTGATACTACACCAGAAGTAACAATAATTAACAACACTCATGAAGACACTGATGGTGGGCGTGAAGGTAAAGTTATTTTCAAAGGTCAACAGTCTGGCGGTGAAGAAAGTACATTAGCTGAAATTCAAGGTAGCCATGATGGTACGGCTGATGATGAAAAAGGCGATTTGATATTCAGAACTAATGACGGTTCTGATGGTGCTAGCCCAACGGAGCGTGTCAGGATTGACTCTAACGGCTCTATTCTTACCGCTACTTTAGGCACAGATAATGTACACTTAGGCGAAGGTGCAGGGGCATCTATTGCTTCGGGTGGAAATAACAATGTTGTTATTGGTAAAAATGCTGGAACGTCATTAACGACAGGAGATAACAATACAGCTATTGGTCATCAAGCTTTAGACGCAAGTGATACTGCTGGTGACAATACAGCAATAGGAAGTGGTGCTTTAAGTTCTATTACAAGTGGTGGATACAATACTGCTGTAGGTAGAAACTCTTTTGCTAATGCTACAACTGAAAATAGAAATGTAGGTCTTGGTATTGAAACTGGATTTGATACTGTAACTGGAACACAAAATACATTTATTGGTTCTTATGCTGGAATGGATAATACAGCTAATTATAGTACTTCTGTAGGAGATGCTGCTGGATCTAGTGCTACTTCGGGAGGTTATAATACTTTCATAGGGCAACAAGCGGGTAACGCTGTGTCAACAGGCTCTAAGAACACTGTAATTGGACGTTATAACGGTAATCAAGGCGGATTAGACATTCGCACTTCAAATAATAATCTTGTCTTATCTGATGGCGATGGTAATCCTTTAATAAATGTACACGCAAACTATATTAGGGTCGCACAAACTCAAGCTCTGAGCGATATTGCCGATCATTCTTCTGGTATTTTTAGATCTGAAAGAGGCTCTGTAACTTCTTCAGGAGATGCTGATGATTTTAAAACATCTGGTTTTTATCGGTTTGATCAGAACGCAAGCAATTTACCTGCAACTAATACTTTTTTTGCAATGGTAATTTTTGGAAATAGTGGAAACGTGGTTACTCAAATAGCTGTACAATTACAAGCAACGACCAGTTATGTTCGCTCTTTTAACGCAGCTTGGAGTTCTTGGGCTAGGTTAGACACATAGGAAAAATAAAATGCAGTATTTATACTTTCAAGAAAGCGGTAGACTTCATGTAAGAACTAAAATTTTAGATCCAAAACTTGCTGAAGATTACCCAAATCCTGTAGCTGTTAGTGATGATTATGACATTATGACAGACGGTGACGGGGCAATAGAAGAAGGAATGCCTAATAAACGTGAGAAAACACGGTCAGAAATAGAAGCCGACATTAGCTATGTAGATAAGCGAGTATCTGAATATCCATCAATAGTTGACCAGCTTGATAAAATTTATCACGAAGGAATTGATGCTTGGAAGTCTGACATAAAAACAATTAAAGACAAATATCCGAAAGGAAGTGAATAACATGGCTGGATATGTAGGTAACATACCAGTACCTCAGGGTACGCAGACAAGGCAAAGCTTTACGGCTACCGCTAGTCAAACATCGTTTCCTACGATTGGCTATACTGCTGGGTTTATAGATGTATATCTTAATGGTGTTAAACTAATAGATGGCACAGACTTTACAGCTAGTAATGGTTCAGATGTAGTCCTTACAACTGCGGCTGCTGCTAATGATGTTCTTAATGTAGTTATCTTTGATACCTTTGATACATCGAGTGGCACATTTAGTGCTACTACTTTAAAAAATAATGTTACGCTAAAGAATGACACTGAGCAAGATACTGATGGTGGCAGGGCTTCTAAGATTATTTATCAGGGTGAGCAATCGGGTGGTGAGATTAGCACATTGGCTGAGATACAAGCTAGTCACGATGGCACTGCGGATGATGAGAAAGGTGATTTAATCTTTCGCACTAATGACGGTTCTGATGGCTCTAGTCCAACTACTGCCATGACTATTGACTCAGCGCAAAACGTAGGAATTGGAACCAGTTCTCCTTCAACTCGTGTGCATATAGTGCCACCAGATAATACAACTGCAAACAAAATTACTTATGGTCATGGGGTTGCAAGGGCAAACGCTAATGAAGTTATTTCTGGTGGTTTTGATTCTGAGTTTGTTACTAGAGATGGTAATGTAAATACTGGTGCATTTGTTCGTGTTCTTGATGTAAATACAAATGGTTCTTTTCCTACTACAATTAGGGGTGGCAACATAGTATTTGGAACAGTAGATGGTACAAGTGGGGCAAGCGCAGATGCTTCAGAACGTATGCGTATTGACCACACAGGGCATTTATTAATTGGAACAAGCACTATACAAGGAACAGGACATACGTTTTCCGCTTCACAATATAATGCAGTTGCGTCTGGTACTAGCTCTTTTCAAATAGTACAATTTAGAAACCCTAATGGTAAAATAGGAACTATTGCTTTAAGTGGTTCAGCAACAGCTTACAACACTTCTAGTGACTATAGGTTAAAAGAAAATTTAGAAACACTTTCTAGCGCAATAACACGAGTCAAAGCATTAAAACCAAAACGGTTTAGTTGGATTTCTGATAAAGAAGATAGTGCAAATGTAGATGGTTTCTTAGCACACGAAGCTGCAACCGTAGTACCAGAAGCTGTTACTGGTACATATGATGAGGTCGATGAAGATGGAAACCCAGAATATCAAGGCATTGACCAAAGCAAGTTAGTACCACTTCTTACCGCTGCACTGCAAGAAGCGATAGCCAAGATTGAAACACTCGAAACCAAAGTAGCAGCACTGGAGGCAGAATAATGAGCAGAGCTAGAGACATAGCAGACTTTGGGTCAGTATCAGCTAGGCTCGATACGGTTAGTAATAGTGAAGGTGCGCTGAGTAACAGAAATTTTATTACTAATGGCGAAATGCAATGTTGGCAAAGAGCAACGTCAGCTACTGCGGCAAATAACACTTACAACACTGTAGACCGCTTTAAAGCAT